GAGATTTCCGCCGATTATACTACATGCTGTGGTTTGTCAATATGTAAAGCACTAGATGTTGTGGTTTAGCGGGATAGGGTGCGGTTGAGTTGCTTGTCGGTAGCGATGGCATTACGCAGATGCTTGGCGAAGGTCGCGCTGACATTCACGCCAGCCCGTGCGGCAATCTCCTCCAGTTGAATCACGCGGTCGTATTGGCCGGGTTTGACGAACGCCACGACCATTTGCACGGCGGTGCCTTTGCCTGCGCGGATGCGTCGATATACGCCGGGTTCCAGCCCCTTCTGGTTGCGCGTCGGAATCATGAAATAGCCGATGGCGGCGGCTCGCTTGCCGCGGCCACGGGTAATGGTGGCCGAGAAGCCCTTGCTGACACGATCCATGCGCCACGATGCAGACATGATGGCGCGAATCTCACTTAATGCCTGGTTGCCATAGGCGTCTTTGCGGGCATTATCGGTAGCCACCGCAATGATGCCGGTGCTGATGACATTCATGGCCCGCAGCCAGCCTTCAAACTTCTTGAAACGACGACCGCCGCCCATGAAGTGATGACTCAGTGATTGACGGAAGCCGCCATCTTTGCGCAGACCCACCCAGGCCGATGGATTGCCCTTGGTGGCTTTTTCAACCACGATGGAACGGAGGGTAAAGTTGGGTTTGGGCCGGTCAAATACCCCGCCCATTGCCTGATGCACGTCTTCCCGCACCTTGAAAGCCAGATCATTGATCGTGCGCATCAAGGCAAACGGCATCTGACGTTTGGCAACGCTCTCGAAATAGCTTTGGACGCCCTTGCTGTCAGCGGTGATCTCAATTTTCATAGCAGTGCGCTCGATGTTCGACGGGTGGGTGGTTTCGGTGGCGGCATCATTGAGGGCGCCTGAACCAGCGGTTTCGGATCTGGCTTTTGTTCATCAATCGCCATCTTCCCCAGCCTGAACTCTGCCTGTTTGAAGCTGGGATTCAGAATCTTGAGTGCGGCCAGTGCATAGCCGCGACAGTCGAGCGCCTCATTGCGCGGTCTGGTTTTGTGCCACTCGCGCACAGGGAATCCCTTGACGTATCTGGTCATCAGCTTCTCAGCGGTAAGCTGATGGAACCACTCCTCGTCCCTATCCTCTGGAAAATGGCAGTAACCTGGTCCCGCATTGGCAATCGCTAACCGGCGCATGATGGTTAGCTTCACCTCGTCGGCCCCCACCATGAACAGGTCAATCTTGCGCTTTGATTTGCCGCTGCGGCGCTTGCTTGGCGCTGACACGATGGGCTTCCCCCAGCCGCCCATACCTTTGATGCCGTAAATCCTTCGTCCTCGTTTGCTGAAGAGCCATTCGTAGGCAGCTTGCGTATTCCCTCCCGTGCCGCCGGTATCTACTGCCGCACAGGTGATAGCCAAGTGAGCGCCGGACTCATGACGGAATGATTGCGAGAGAAAGTACTCCATGTCTTCCCACACGTCAGACTGCAATGGGTCGCCCCAAAAAACTCGATATTCGACAGACCACGATTCCTCGCCATGTCCCCAGGCCACCACTTCACATTCCAGTCGATCCTGTTGCATGTCGATGCCAGCCGTCAGGATGATGCCGCCCATCGGGACTTTGGCCGCGTAGCGTTCGCGACGTGACATCAGCACATGGGTTTCAGCCTGTTCCCCCATAGCTTCATAGGTTTCGGCCAATGAAACATTGTGAAATGCTTGCAAGTCATCAGAAGCCACCTTGTCGTGGTAGGACTGGACAACATCTCGCATCCTTCTGAACGTGCTGTATAGCTCGCTCATGTGAAAGCTTGCATGCCCCTTGAACGGCTTTTCAGCGCGCCATTCACCCTTGCGTATTGCGGCTATTCTCGCGCCGTCATCCCATAGAGAACCGCAGTCGCAACAAACGTACCTTGCCGATTCTGGATGCTGCTCTTCATTAGGCGAAGACTTGCCGTGCCATGTAACGTTGTCCCATTTAAGCGTTTGCCATGTCCCGCAATCACCGCATGGCACCCACCATCGACGCTTGTCTCCCAGCTCAAATCCAAGCTCGATGTTGCTAGATCCTTTAGTGGTGGGAGTGCTTGATTCGATAAGTACAGCTTCATCACCAAAAGCGGCATTACGCTGGTTTATTAGTGATAACGGCGACCCTTCAGCCGTCGCAAGATAACCGTCTATTTCGTCAGCCAAGACGATTGGGGCAGACCTACCCCGCAATGTTCGTGGACTGCCAGCCCAAGACATCATCAGCCAGCCACCTGGATATGACATGGCCTTTGAATTGTTGACCCCCTCTCTACTACGTTGCTTTGCAACCTTCTCCTTAATTGCCTTGCAAGTTCCAAGCATCGGCCTAAGTTTTGTTTCTAGGAACATCTTCATGTCCGTTTCACTTGGCATACAAAAGAGCTGTGACTTTGCGTCGTGGTCAATGTGATAACCAACAATTGCCTGCATGACGGTAGTCTTTCCAGTCTGCGCAGCCAGCATGTAGGAAATGCGACGGATTCCAGGCTCACGCACTGCGTCAATCATGCCGCGCTGCGGTGGAGCATTGGCAAACCGAATCGGACCAGGCGCGGCGTTACCGAGTGGTATTTTCAGATTATTCTCAGCCCATTCAGATGGCAGCATGTCGGGTGGCGGAACCAGATGAATGGCCGCCTTTTTCATCGCAAAGATGACACCTTGGATGTTTGAGAACAGGCAGCTATTCTCCATCATCGTCTTCGATATCGAAGTCATCGTTGGCCGACTGCTCAAGCGCTAGCGTCAGTTCAGCACGCAGCTTAGCCTTGAATGTCTTTTCGTCTGTCTCACCCAGCAACTGCAAAACAACTCTCGATGGCACATTGAGGATGTTGGTTCGGATGGTGGCCATCATGCGGGATTGCGTCATCTCGAACTCTCGAATAGGCGCAACCTCGCCACGAGCCTTGGCCAACTCTAATTCGGCCATCGCCGCTTCAGCGGATAGCTTTCTGCGTCTCGCATCTTCGATATCTGTTGGCGCTGATCCAGCGGCGGACTCTCTCTGTCGCTGACCCCACCAAGCGACAACATCTGGCAGTAGAAAAACCCACGGGATGCCTTTTGTTCCTCGTTGCTTGAATGGACATCCATCGCGAATCCATCGCTCAACAGTGGGAAGAGATACGCCCATTGCCTGGCTTAATTCCTGCCGGTTTAATTCCATTAATCAGTGCTTTTTGAAACAAAACATACGAATCAGAAGTTCTCGCAGATATCAAACACCGAGGTTCGCACTTCCCGCCGTCAAGGTTGCTGGGAAGAACCTAAATTTTTTCGCATCGCGAACGGATGCAGTGCGTCTTTGACTGCAAGATAGACAGCGTGTGCTTCTTCTGGTGTATTCCATACGCCAATGGATTTGCTGATGCCATCAACATTTATCACTGCTTTGTATTTGTTTCTGGCAATGCGAACACCAGTGAAGCCCCATTGATTGGTTTGGTAAATCGCTCTGTTCTGGCAGTTCTCAGCAACTGAACATTCACGCAGGTTGTCTATCCTGTTGTCTTGCTTGTCTCTGTTGATGTGGTCAACCTGATCGCTTGGGAATCGCCCATGTGTAAGAAGCCACGCCAATCGATGGTTGGCATAACGGACACGATCAATTGTTGTCCAAAGGTAATGCCCTTTCGTATCAATTCGTCCAGCAATATCTCCAGCCTTTCTGACTCCTTTTGCTACTCTCCAAAATAGTAGCCCAGTCTCTGGCTCATAGCGCAACAGCGCGTTTGCTTCCTCAAAAGTCAGCCTTGTTTTATCCTTTGCCTGCATCGTATTAGCCTCCTATAAGGTTGATGCCGATGAAGTGACGGGTACGGGAGTCCACCCCATATCCGTCGCGATTTATCTTTTTCCCTACCACCACAACCCCAACAGCAGCACACCAATCATCAGCACGCCTACGAAGTCCCAGTCCATTACTCCTCTGCCCCATTCACTTCCAGCCACTTCGCCAGATAGTGCGTCGCCTTCCTGATGTCAGTGGCCGCATCGCCTTTCTTTCCTGCGCGTGCAATGTATTTAGTGGCATTGCCGAGCAAGAATCCATTGAACGCTTCCCGCGTCATGAATGACTGCATGAATGCCCACGGTTGAATGTCCAGGCGTTGATAGTGATTGCCTGCCACTTGGTATTCGTTTGCTGACTCACTCATAACGATCCAAACCCCGCACGATCCAGCATCAGCTTCAGTTCATTCTCTGGCCCGTACCAGCCGGGTGGCTTACCAATCTGCCCGTCAGCGCGGCGGTATACCTGCCCATCCACAACCTTCCGCATATTCGCCCCATGCACCGCGTTCCAGGCTTCATTCGGATTGATACCCATGCTGCGAATCAGGCCGATGCAGACGACGATGGTATCGACCGCCCCATCCAGCACTTTCAGCATGTCGCCCTCGGCCCAAGCATCCTCGATCTCGTCAGCCTCCTCGATGATGTGGTGCTTGTACCGCTCCATCTGATCCTGATTGATCCGGTTGACGGTCTGCCCACCCGCCAGCATGAAATGCGCCTGGTCTTCTGCCCAGTTACTCATCACTTTCCCTCGTAAGGTTTACCGTCTGAATATCTACCCGTGCGTTTTGCTTGCCACGATTCTCTAGTGTCCATCGAGTTCATCAGCACGCGTTCCACGACAAACGAATGCGCCTCGCCTGCCTGTACTTTTTCCCGTGCAATCTCGGTAGCGCGTACCAGGCCAAGATTGTTGCCCAGCCAGACCTTGGCCAGCTTTGCGCCTCGATCGTTAAACATCGTCAACGAATACGAATCCGTTCCGTACTTTGCTTGGCCTGTCTCATCCTGCATCGTGGTTTTTCTCCTGATTCAATAAGGCGATGACAATCCCAAACGGCAGCATTGCCACAATCGCCAACAGTGTCAGCATGACCATCGCTGCGGATAGGATGTGGGTGATGATGGGTTTCACGCCGCCTCCCACGCAATCACCAGCCCACCATCCGGGATCGGCTCGCCCTTGCAAATCGACAGATGTGTAATCTGCTTGTCGTCCGCGTAAGCAATCCCGTTCAGGCAATCAATCGCCACTTTCATCACGTTATCCAGGTCCATCGACCGGACGGCTTGCCCTGGCTGATATTTTTGCGGACGCTTGGGGTGATAGCTCATGTCCAGCTTCACCCAACCCTTAAGCGGATCACAGACGCCCTCATTAGCGGCAATCACATGCACCGCTGCTTTGTACTCGCGGGCCTCGGTGGATTTCACGGTCATGCCGCGAAACGACCGCCAATAGCGATTCGTGCTGATGGGGTAAGGCAGGATTAGTTGCGGCATGGCTAAAACGGGATGTCGTCGTCAAA